AGATCCTACCCAGTCCTTTATCTTTTTTAACATTCTATCTTACCCCTTCCTGTGTAATTACATTCATTTTAGCTAAATTACTTTCATAATTTTTTTGCTGTAAAATTTCATCATAAAAACTGTCTTCAATATTCAATATTCTTTTCAACCCTACAAATGCTCCGTTTGAAATATAATTTGCTGTCTGCACCCTGTATTTAAAATCAATCGTTATTTCAACTCCTTTCGCTCTTATTTCGAGTAAAATACTTAAAACGCTTTTTTTAACATATGTTGGCAATCTTTTATTTAAAACTATATAAATGCTTCCTGCCTTTTCCTTGTAAAACTGTGTTTCAGATTTTCCTTTAAAACTTCCATTTTTTATATTAAAATTAATATCTTTACTATCGTCCTTTACAATTCCTTCTTTAAAAATAAATATATTTTGTTCATAATTTTCAATTATAATTTTTAATACGCTTATTATTGTTTCAAAAGTCGCATTTCTGCTTTTCCTTGAAATTTCAGCAAGTATTCTTTTCCTATATTCCTCATCATTTTCTCTTGTATTTCTTTTCAAATTAAACGATATTCCAAACTTATCCAAAACATATCCAGTTGCCTTCATAATATCCAGAGACTTTAGGAACTCATATATTCCTTTGCTCACTTGCCTTATTTCTTCTAAATAAAGCTCCAGCAAAAAATAATTATTGCTTTCTCTATCTCTTTTATACATATGTGGAAATTTATTGATTATTTCATCTGTATATTCTTTGCTATTTTTATACATAAAGCACCTCAATATTATTTTCATTTATCTGGAATTTTTGACCCACAGGAACATCAAAAACTTTATCAAAATTTTGAATTGCAACACTGGATTCTGTTAATCCCATTTTTAGATTAATTTTTCTTATGTCGTCAATTCCCAAAATTTCTGAATACGTTTTTAAATAGCTGATAGATTCCCCTGTTTTAAGATTATTTATATAGTTCAATATCTCTTGCTTTATTTGTTGTGTCCAACGGTTATCTTTTTCGTCAGAGTTTTTCACTTCCAGAACTTCCACTTTGATTAACAGTGTGCTGTATTTGATAATGTTATAGATTATTTTTCTCTCAAACACATCTCTTTTTAGTTTTTTCTCAAAAGTCTGTGCATTAGAATCCGCAAGCGTCAATATTCCGTCAGCTTTCAAATTCAGTATAGTTTCAAAAATTTTGTCATTAGGAGTTCCCTCAAGGAATATTTTGATTGTCCCTGCCTCTGTTGACGGCTCTGTTTCAGGATCTAGTATTAATACGTTTTTTACATTCTCCAACGCCATAAGTCCGTTATACAGCGCCGAATGTGTTGCAGTCTGTTCAATTGTTTGCTTTCTTTTTAACCTTGCTCTATAAAGGCTATCGCTTTCTTCATCTGCTCCACCAATTACATCAACATCATTTGTAATCTTAGCAACCCCACCGTATTCGGTTGTAAATGAAACATCACTTGTGATATTGCTCTCGTCTCCAATTCCAACTGCCTGAATAAACCCTACTCCATAATATTCGTTATTATCCAATTTATCCAATGTAACGTTAGATAATAATCTGTATTCTTTTTCAGCATATTTTATAATAGTTTGTGCTGGTATAACTCTATTCTTTTCTCCTGTTATTTTTACCTGCCCAGTTGCATAAGCCCCTGGATTTCGTGGAGTTCTTAACAAAGTTCCAAAATAGTCCAAATATACACCTGTTGCCGTATTTAAATTCGTTTGATTGTTGAGTTCCAAAAGTTCTTCCCATATTTTTGATAATTCAAACCCTATCGCCTCTGAATGAATCCCCTCAGGAGTGTTAAAATTCAAAGTATACTCATTGTCCTGCAACCTTGCTTTGTACCGTTTTTCTATATCTTTCATAATATCTGAAAAACTTTTTAATGCAAATCCTGTATCCGTTACTCCAAAATCCATTAATCCTCCTTTCCTAAATTGCTAAAGTTTTTCCATTTTTTAACAATATTTCTACATCAAAATTATAATTCCCAGTCCCATTTCTAAAATCACTTTCAAATTTTGTTATTTCTGCCACATCTCCATCTGACAAAATTGTTTCCTTTACTTGTGATTCAATATTAAATTTTTCCAGCAAGTTTCCTATCTGCCCGTTATTTTCATTTCTTTTAATCCAGTAAATGCCTTCGTTTTTGTGCAAAAACCACTCATTAAAGAACAATCTCAACTTATTCTCAAGCCTTAGCCTTATTTTTTCTATTTCAGAACTTAATACTATATTTTTGCCCATTACAACATCAATTTCTTTGTTGTCGTCTTTTTTGGTTTGCCAACTTTCTACACTTTTCATATCAACTGCCTTTCTAAAAAAATTGTAACAAAAAAATCACAATCAAATTAATGACTGTGATTTTAAATATTTTTAAAAAACTACTCTATTTCCAATTCTTTTTCCAAGGCTTCTTGCAACACTTTTGAAAAATTTATATTATATCTTTTTGCTGTTTCATTAAGCCAGCTTGGTATAGTTACATTTTTTCTAACCGTTGTTTTTTGTGTTTCTTTAACGTATTTCAGTAAATCTAATCCAACTAAAGTTGTGTATGAATTTTTTACAGCTTCTTCTATTTCTTTCTTTTCTGTATCTTTATCGTATAATGTTTCAAAATAGGCTCTTATATCTATTTTTTCAATTTCTGTTGCTTTTGGAAGTTCCTTTTTTTCTAAAAAATCTTCCATTAATACCGTACCTATATAGTCTGTTGCCATATAGTAGGCATCTTCTAAATCGCTACCACATGTCGCACCGCCTAAATCAGGAAAATGAACGCTATAGCCTTCTTTTTCTTTAGAAAAAATACTTGGGTACACTACATACATAATTAACCTCCTATTTTTGAAATGAGGAACAGGATTTATTTCAATCCTGCTTGTCTTAATATCGCTCTTTCGAGATTCTTATTAAGTTCCCCACTATGACAAGGCACTTCGGTTACCTTACCGGTATCGAAATTCTTAAATCTTCTATGAGAGCCTTTTCCACCTTTTATTTCGGTGAAACCATTTCTCTTCAAAAATCTAATCATTTCTTTTGAATTCATTGGCATCCTTACCACCTCGAATATATTATACATCAAAATACGTATAAAGTCAACGATTTTTTTATCACAGTTATTATATTTAATTGTAATTGTCCTTATTTGTATCTTAATCCAACGGCATTCCACCGTTAGTATGAGTTAAGAATGATTTACCACCAATCGTAGCGTCTCCACTCACTTCTAAATCCCCTTCAATACTTACTGCTCCACTTATATTTATAGAACTGCCTTTTATGCTAACTCTACTATCATTTATTGTTACAAGCGTTCCGCCGTAAGCAATGTAGAAGTCATTTGATATATTCTTTTCTGCATCGCTCGTTATCTGTCCGACTACAATAGCGTTATTTATGTCAAATTTTGCACTAGAGTTCGGCTCACAAGGTTCAGAAGCATTTCGTGCATTGAATGTATCGTGCTGACAAAATGCTACCAAAACCTTGTCATTTGCAGATAACGGAGCATTTATTTTGCATTTGCTACCCCAAAATATTGGAGCAATCGGCACATTTTCGATTACTTCTACTTCATCACGAGTGCCAAAAAGCTCGGGGATATCAAGCATTTGTATGCTGCAAATCATATTTGAATTATCCACTTCCATAATTTTGGCTATTGCAAGAGTATTTAAATTATCAAAACTTCCATTTATCATATTTTCAATATGATCCCCTACTGTCTTTTTTCTCATTTATTGCCTCCTACTCCATAAGTTCTTACAATTCTGTCCCAGTCTTTTTCTTTTTTCTTCCCACCACTTTTTGTGCTAGTTTTCTTATTATTCTTTTTAGAATCTTTAGAGTTTTTTTCTTTTCCTTTTTTGTTTTTATCATCTTTATCTTTCTTATCTTTTTTCTTAGAAGATTTTTCATTTTTACCTTTTTTACCTGTAACAATCTCAATTTCATTAGCTTTTTTAGTTTCTTCATCATCAAATTTAGTTTTAATTTCGAGTTCTGTGTACGCCTCTGTTTTAAAGTTCATTACATGCTTGCCTTTTGTAATAAGATACTCTCCTTTAATTTCAAGCTGTTCAAAAGTCTTTTTTAAATCGAGGTTAATTTTGAATCCTTCCTGAAATCTATGGTCAAATATCGCTTTCAAAGTATAAGTTCCGTCATTTTCCTTGACATCTTGAAACCTGTTTGGATCAAACTCTAAAACACCTCTGTTTATCTTATCTCTTGGCTGAAACGTTACAACTCCATTTGTTATAAAAAAAACGCTTTTAGTATCTTTTGCCAGTTCTTTGAAAATATGCTTGACATTGTTATGTAGAGTTTTACCGTCCTTATAGTCAATATCTTTCCCAAGCTCTATTGTCCCAGCCTTTAATTTATCCAGCTTTGATAAAATAAGTTTTATAATCGTACTTGCTTTAGTCCCTTTTCCAGCCTTCAAATTAATTTTTGTATCCTTATATTCATCGTTGTAAGTGTTGCAAGTTATCTCAAATTTCTTGTCAGCATTGTTCCAGCTTCCTTTCAAACTTTCGATAATACCTTTATAGATAACTCCAATATCCTTGTTTTTTCCATCGTTCCAGTATCCTGCTTCAATAACTACTTCCACGCCTTTTTTTAGTTTCTTAATCATTTCATCTGTTAGGTTGTAGATAACTATTTTGGCAATATTCGTACTCTCAGTAATATCAAACTCTGTTTCTATTTCAAAGTCTGGGGAATAATCAATACCATTTTCAACTTGAAACCTTTCAAACTCAATTTCTTCTGTTTCACTTCCGTTTTTTACTTTAAACGTTACTTTTGCATATCTGTCCCACAGAATATAATAATTATTGCTATTTTGTGTATTTTCAGCCATTAAACCACCACCATAATATCTTGTAATACTCCAGCTGTTTCCGTTGTAAATTCAACATCAAAGCCATTTAAATTAATTGGTAAAGCTATCATTTTGACGTTTGGAAATTCCTTATATCTTCTCCTACATATCTGAAATAAATCTTCATAAGTATTAATTCTCTGTCCAATATGCAAATCCTTGTTATCACTCTTTATATCTAAATACCAAAGTCCCCTAATATTATAAATATCCAATGTTGTTACAAGTGTCTTTTCTCCATCGTCAAGTAATATTTTATAACTACTCTTGCCATTTTCTTTATACGTAATATCAAAACTGTATAATTTTTTCATTCTATAACATCTCCTGCTCTAGGATCAATTTCAAATTCATTTTGCATTGATTCGTTTAAATTGACTTCTGTGACTTCCTTGTTTTGTGTGCTTGTTTCAGGAACGTATGCTTCCGTTGTTGTTTTTCCGTCAGCCGTAGTAAATTTAAGCAAATTTATTTCTTTCAGATTTATTGAAACCTTAATACTTGTGTGACTTTCGTAATTTTCGGCATAGCTGACACTTGTAATTGCAAGAGGAGCATAAACTTTATTTAATTTAGTATACATAAACATTGTGTAATTTCTTTTCCTTGACTCCTTGACTAATTTTTCAAGTTCATCTTTCCACTCTTTACCATGTAAAATAACCTCTATTTTCAAAGTGTATGGATTTACGAACATATTTTCATTGAAATTGTCTTTTAAATAAGATTTATACCCTGTTATCTCGTTGTCTTGGCTGTAATCAGTTGAAAGAACTAAAAGGGGTATAGTGCCTAAAAATCCATTAGGCTTAATACCAAAATATTTCAAATACAGTTTTTCAAGTTTATCTTTCTGAACTTCAAATTCAGCAAACTTTATCTTTAAAAAATCTAATACTTGCATCCTATCCCCCTTTACACTATCCCTAATTTTTCAAGTTCACGTTTCAATTCCTGCAATGTTTCATCAGTTCCGTTAACATTGAATACAAAATGATTATTATTTGTAACGACTGTTCCTGTTTCTTTTGCACCACCACGTGTATTTTTCTTGATTGATTTTAAGTTTCCTAACATATCACGAGTTGTAGTATTTCTGGCAATCATAGAACCGTTTGGCAACCAAATAGCTTCGTCTCCGTGTTCATCTGTAGTAGTCATATTGTTATAACGCCAACCAGGAAAATAATCTGTTCCTGTTGCCATAGTACCGTATTTAGGAATACCTCCACCCATATTATGTTTCATTCTTTGAGTATCTACAGCGTTTTTATAACTGCTTACAACTTTTCCTGCATGATCTAATGCTCCACTAATATCTCCGTTCAAAAGAGACTTCATTGCCGCTCCAGCTTCTCTTGCTGCAGCTATCAATCCGCTTATTTTTCCAATCATATCACTAATCGCGTTTCCGACCACAGTTTTTACGGTATTCCAAACTCCATTAACTATATTTCTGAATGTCTCATTTTTTTGATAACACTCAACAAGCCAACCAATAAACGCACCTATTGCGGCTCCGATTGGTCCACCCAGTAAAAGTCCTGCAATCAATCCTATTGCTACTTGCCAATGTTGTTTTATTTGATCCCATATAAGATTCACTCCATCTCTAAACCAGCCTACATTGTTGTATAACCACAATAACGCCATTCCAATTGGTCCACCTAACAAGAAAGCTCCTAAATAACTTAATATTGTTACCCAATGCTGTTTTATGAAATCCCAAGCACCATTAACACCATCCCTAAACCAAGTTACGTTATCATACAGCCATTTTAACCCTAAATACAGAAGCGTCAAACCAAGTATTATAGCGGCTACAATCCATACTATCGGATTCATTGCAAGAACACCATTTAAAAGCATCACAGCCGCAGATAAGGCTTTAACAATTGTTATAGCTGTTATTAAGCCTAGGAAAACTATTCCCCAAACTCTAACCTTCTCCTTATTCTTGTCAACCCATTCACTCATTTGCTGTATCTTTTCAGTAAATTTCTCTACATTTTTCTTAAACGATTCCAATTTCTGTTTCACTTCATCAGCAGTCATCCCCCATATTTTAGTCTTGTCCTTTGCATCGCTTGATTTTGTACTGAAACCAAATATCGCTCCAATAACAGCCATTATTAAATCTCCGATTGCTCCTAATGCGGCACCTAGACTTTGCAATGCTGATTCCCAAACTTTGCTCACATCAGCGTTTTCCTGCAAATAATCCTGCCATTGCTTAAACAGGTTAAATATCACAACTAATCCAACTGCCAGTAATCCATAAAGAACTAATTTAAATAGACTTACTTTCGCAATCGCTTCCTTTATTCCTGTAATAAACGGTCCAATACTTGCTTTCAACTTCTGAAAAACTAATTCTCCTACAACCAATGCTCCTAAAACAGAAACTAATTGTAATAACCAAGGAGCTTTTTCAGCAACTTGTCCTATTGCTTCAGCAATCCCCATGAACAGTCCTGCAACTGGAACTAATAAAGGCTCTAATGAATCAAATACCGCTGCAAACGTGCTTGACATTGTTCCCATTAAAGTTTCAACTGCTCCAGCACTTCCCTGCATCATGAACTTACTTAATTTTTCAGCTGCTCCACTACTATTTTTTATTTCGTTTTGAAGTTTTTTTAAGTCTTCAATACTTCCGTTTAACAAAGTATTTACTGCTCTTCCTCCTTGTACTCCGAATATAGTTTTCAGCACTCCAGCCTTATCAGCATTTCCCATTTTGTCAGTTACACCTTTTAACCGTTCCAAAATAGAAGTCATATCCTGTAAATTTCCTTTTTCATCTGTAACTTTACCAATCAATTGTTCTAATTTATCTCGTTTTTTAAAATCTTTCATACTTTCAAACATTTGATTTAATCCTGTTCCAGCTGTAGAACCTATTAATCCGTTATCGTTCATTTTACCAAGCATTGCATAAACTGTTTCCATTGGAACTCCTAATGCTTTTCCAGAAGCTCCAACATATTTAAACCCTTCAGCAAGTCTTGGCAAATCCGCCGCAGTGTTTTTGGATGTGACAGCTATCATATCAGTTACTTTTTGTGCTTCTTTTGCAGATAACTGATAAGAATTCATGTGCATTTTTACCATTTCGAGTGCTGGTGTAATATCTGAATTGAATGCTTGTGCTAAATTTGCAGCCGACGGAATAATTTGTTTCATTTCATCTTTTTTTATCCCTAAAGTTGCCCCTGCATTTATAGCTTGTGCAACGTCCAGATTATTAAATTTAGTCGCCCCACCAACTTGCTTTGTAAGTTTCCTGTACTCTTTTAAGTCAGTACCATATCCTCCAGTTTTGGCAGAAGCTCCCCGCAGTTCATAATCAGTCTGTCCATATTCCTGTAACGCTTCCATTCCAGCCTGTGTAATAAAACTTCCAGCCTTATACAATGCTCCATCACGAACTTTATTTAAAAGCCCTTTTACTCTTTTCATTGCATTGTCAGCTCCTTTTGCAACATTTTTTAAAGGGTCTTTGACTGATTTTCCAACCGCTTCTTTTGCTTTGTTTAATTCATTCATTTTGCTTTTGGCTTCCTGTGCCTGTTTCTTCACGTTATCCAGTCCACTTTTTACATTTTTGCCTGTTCCAAGCGACTTCATCATATCCTGTGCCGTTTTAAGCTGTGATTTTAATTGATTTCCCTGTGACTGCAAATGTTTCTGCATGTGTTGAATCTGTTTGTTGAAATTATTTAAAGTAACTTTATCTAATGCCTTGGCTAGCCTTTGGGCTTCCTTTTGCATAGACTGTATCCATTGCTTTGCGTTCTTGTCTTTTATTACAAATTCCAACTCATAAGTAACTCCTACTCCGCTAGCCATTTCATCTTCCTTTCTTCATTTTCTTCTGTTCCCGCTCTTTTATTTTCTGTATTTCCGTATCGTAGAAACACATCTTCAAAAATGTCTCAAATTCTTTTTCAGGAATATCGTTCTTGTTATATCTTTCTAAAAATTCAAATGAATTAAAACTTTTAAAATTGTCATTTAATTCAAGCTGAAATGCCAAGTTTTCAATTTCTGTTATATTCCCTAGCATTTCATCTTTATTTATGTACATCTTCCCTTCATAGAAAAATGCAGGATTTCTATTTAAGGAAGGGATTTCTTACCACTTCCGACAGGAAAGTGGCTAATTCTGCAATTTCGCTTGCTGGAAAATCTTCGATTTCAAATTTTGGCAACAATCCATCATTATAGAAATCAGTAACTGTATCAGCGAACGAAAATATCCCTTTACCAGTTCCAGGATCAAGTTCCATTTTAGAATATCTAATCGCCTGTCTTGTTGACGGATATTCGCAAATCACATCTTTCGTTTTGCCGTCCCAGTCAATCAAAGTGTGTTTAAATATCTGTTTAGGTCTTAATCCGCCTTGCTGTTTTATTCTTCTTCTTTCAGCTTCATTTCTTCTTTTTTTGACTTCTTCAGCCGTTTCCTCTGTTGCAATAGCCTCAATCGTTGCTGCTTCATTCTTAACTTCTTTATTTTCAACTGTTATATTTTCATTATCTTGTGTAATAGGTGGCAACCCAGCCATTTCTCTTGACATATTAATCGCTTTTGCTTCTTCTTCAGTATATTTTCTTTCTAAATTCATTTTCTTTCTCCTTATATATTTTAATTTTATTTTTTGTAACAAAAAAATCACAATCAAATT